ATGGAAAAATCACAGATTGGGATTACAGTAAATATGATTTAAGACGATCGCCGGATGTAACTATAGCTTCTCTTAACATCTTACGTAAAATTGGAGAGCTATTTGGTTATGATGATGAAAGTCTTAAAATAATGGACGGCATTGCTGATGAATTAAGAAACCCAGTCGTTAATTGGAACGGCACTATTATTTTAATGTATTTATGGTCATCTGGCAATTCATTGACAGTTTATGTGAATAGTTCAGATAACATAATACATTTGAGAGTATCATATCACTGGAACGGGTGTAAGTTGCTTGGAAAAGAAAAATTAGAAAGCTTAGGTAGATTTAATGAAAATGAAAGATGCACTTCTTATGGTGATGATGGGAAATCAAGTTGTAGGAAAGAATTAAGACCAATATGTGCCTTTTATGCTAAGAAGAGATATTTTGATTTTGTGAACATGAAAATAACAGATGCAGCAAAATCAGATAACCCCCAAGATGTTGTTGATGGGGATGATTCTGATTTCCTCAAGCGGAAAAATAATTACATTGAGGAAATTAATTGCAATGTGGGTGCATTATCCAAGAATTCTATATGGAAAATGGCCCACATGTCTATTTCCAAGGAAAGTCCAGAGGAGATAGCAATTAATGCTGTAAATACCATGTTGTTGGAAATGTTTTTACATGGTCGCGAGGAATACGAACACCTTAGGAGGCAATTGCAAAAGGTGTGTAAAGAACACAATCTTTGGACGACAAAACTGGATGAAGATTTCGATGCCAGAGTCCTAGATTGGAACGAAAAGTATGCCACTTAGTGTGGCCCCGCCCTGTAGAGGGCTATATAAATACTTTCACACGGGCCAGTGATGACCCTTATAAAACATCACGGGGGGTGGTTTACCTTCGGAGAAAAGCAAAACCCTGCATGTATATGGTTACCAAGTTAGGTTGATGTCTTGAAATCTGGCTTAGGCTTTGCATGTTTGAAATAGACAAACCGTGTGCGTGTTTTAGTCACGATACGCACATTTCATTGTAAATAGACTACTGATAATAAAATTTTTACTACAGGTGTGACAGATCAGTCACATCATAAACAACAAAATATTAATTTCTCGAGTAATGTACCTGGGGAAAAAGATCATAGATTTCACACGTCCGATCCCACGAGAGAAGATGGATTTATAGATGATGTCCAGTTGAATGAGTTTTTCAGTCGTCCTATAAGGATAGCTGATTATAGTTGGGATGTGAATTCAACATTTTATCAAAAGATCAATCCCTGGAAATTATTTTGGGAGAATCCTCGAGTAATTGAGAAAATAAAGAATTATTATATGTTAAGATGTAAATTATGTTTAAAGATATTAATAAATGGCAATGGATTTTACTATGGAAGAATGATTGTATCATACTTACCATTAGATGTCCAAGATGCTTTTACACCGCCCAGAAATTGGTTACCAGTCGATTTAATAAGAGGTTCCCATAGAATGCACATATATTTGAACCCCACTGAATCAGAGGGAGGATCTATGGAGTTACCTTTCTTTTATCCTAAGAATGCTTTAAGCATTCCAGATAACGAATGGGACCAATTGGGTAATTTAGTTTTATACCAAATGAATCCACTGCAACACGCAAATGGTTCTTTGGACCCAGTAACAATAACAGTCATGGCTTGGGCTGAGGATGTTAGATATTCTATTCCTACTTCTTCTTTACCACAAATGGCTATTGAATCAAAGCAAGGTGATGAACACAATATTAACGTGATATCTAGACCAGCCACTACAGTAGCCACTATTGCATCTAAATTAAAAGATGTCCCAATATTGGCACCTTTTGCAATGGCTACTGAGACAGGAGCTAATTTAGTGGGAGCTGTTGCCAAACTTTTTGGTTATTCTTCACCAGCTCATCTTGATTTTACACAGATCATTCCGGGAACTAGACCTTCTTTAGCAGTCACAGATGCACCGTATTTAGGGTACAAAATGACTGTAGATTCAAAACAAGAGATTACATTAGATCCTAGAACTACCGGAATAGGACCATATGATGAGTTATCCATTAAATCAATAGCAGGGAGAGAGACATATTTAACCAAATTTGATTGGTCACAGAACACAGCAGTAGATTCGTTGCTGTTTAATTGTGCTGTGGACCCTGGTCATGTCGTGTCAGAATTAGTTGGATCTTTCTTTGAAAATCATTTCACAGCCAGCGCAATAGCAACTTATCCTTTTGATTATTGGAGAGGCACGATGAGATTTAGATTCCAAATAGTATCATCGAATTTTCATAAGGGTAGAATACGTGTAGTTTACGATCCAGTAGCTACTCCTGTGTCGCCTGAATTTAATACACATTATACTTCAATACACGATATAGCTGATGAAAAAGATTTTACGGTTGATGTAGGATGGGCACAGACAGTACCTTATAGAAAAGCTTTGACAACTGGAGGTATAACAATGTCCACTAATGTTTTTGGGAATACACCTGTGACAGTTTTACCTGATACAGGTAATGGTGTGTTATCATTATATGTTTTAAATAGTTTGACAGCTCCTTCTGTATCCGATGATGATATACAAGTCAATGTTTTTGTGTCAATGCTTGACGATTTTGAAGTTGCACGACCAAATGGGAATATAAAATTTGTGCGCTTCAGAATACCTTTATCAGAGCCCGAGATGGCAATAGAAGAAAAGGATGCAGATTCCCATGATAATGCTGTTGCTGATCCAGAAACCATAGACAGAATGGCAGATATTATAATTGATTCTCCTTTGACTAACAAGTTATTTTTTGGTGAACATATTGGTTCATTCAGGCAATTACTAAAAAGAACCAATTTCTATGCTTCTACTGAAATGAATTTTGGTGATCGTGTTAGAAGCAGATTTAGGATAAGTTTGCCATCATTTCCTGCATATGGAGGATTTAACTTGGGAACTCCAG